ATACCTACACAGCCTCCAACAGCGCCTGTTAGCGATCAAACTCTTACACCTGTAATGCCTAAGCCTACACCACCTACCGAAGAAGCTCCTGAGTTTGCTTCAGTTGGTGGCATAGGTGGTGGTGTTGTACCAACAGCAACAGCAGAAGAAACTACAGAGTCTTTTGAAGATTATCTTAGCACCCTTACCACAGATGATTTAGATAACTTAGACTTATCTGGGGTAAATCTTGATAATATAGACGTTCCTTCTTATGAAGAAATAAACGCTGCTTTAACTGGTGGTTCTGTAGCACCTACGGAATTAGAAGGACTCTCACAACTTTACCAACAACAAGTTAGTTTGCTTCAAAACGTAGACACACTTAATGAAGTTGACATTGATGACAGACCTTATTGGTATAATACAGGTGTTTCTGGCGTTTTAGGACAGCCTTCACAGTATTCTGGAGATGAGTTTAGAGCTGCTACAGGGTTACCTGATTCATTTGCTCTTTACGATTCTGGTCAAGGGTTAACACAAGAAAACGCGCAAAGGGCTATGTCTTTACTTTCTGAGTCAGCTAGTCCGTTAGAAGCAGCTTCACAATATTATGGTATAGAGCTACAAGCAGCAAACAACCCCAATTCTAATTACAACAACGCTAGCAAATATGGCACTAGCCCTGAAAAACTAGCAGAGTTTCAGTCAGTTATTGAGCCAATTCTTCAGCAAGTCATTCCATACTTACAAGTAACTCAAGGGTTGCGGTATGATGATGCGCTTGAGTATGCTTATAAAAATGATCCAATGATTGCAGCATTATATAATCAATATGGTGTTGATCTATTTAGACAAACTGATGATGGCTCTACCTACTTCTTTGACCCCATCTCAGGCACAGAGTCGCGTACAGTAGAGGTTAAAGACACAACATTTAGAGATGTTGGTTTAGCGCTTACTGCAACAGCAGTTACTTTTGGACTTAGTGGACCTCTTAGTGGTGTTATTGCTAATTCGGCTATTGGTGCTACTGTAGGGACGGCAGGGGCTAATGTTTTAGGTAACGCTTTAGCTTCTGGACTTGCAACAGGATTTACTACAGGCTTTGATGAAAAGGCTATGTTAGATTCTATGCTGCAAGCTGGCTTAACTGCTGGCACTACGGAGCTTCTTAAAACAGATGGAATGCGTGAGATTTTAAACTCTTTTGGAGAGAGCATAGGAGTGCCTACTGAGTTTACTGATGTAGAAAAGTTTATGCAAGAAACTTATACAAAAACTACACCTGTCATGGGGCTTGGCGATACTCTTGCTACTCTTGTAGGTGGTCAAGGTGATTGGCAAACTGTTGATGGTGTGCTAAAGCCTTTCTTTTTTGATAAAACCTTAGACGCTTTTATAAACTTAATACCTGAGTCTCTTTTAGAAACACTCGACCCTGCGTTATTAAAGGCGGGTAAGGGTATTGGTGCTGTTGCTGATGTTATTACGGGGCAGACTGGTGGCGGTGCTGGTAGTGGCGCTGGTGGTAATGGCGCAGCAGGTGGTACGCCAGGTATTGTACGCCCACTTGAAGATGAAGAAAACAAGGACAAAGCTACTCCACCAGCGGATGAGCCACCTCCGCTACCGCCACCGCCAGCAGTTGAACCGCCTCCACCTCCACCACCAGCGGCTGAGCCTCCTCCACCACCACCTGTAAAAGAAGAAGTAGTTGATGTCTTTGATGATGGTGATTTAACAGGTGATGCCTTTGAAGATTCTACTGTAGAAGACACTGAAGAGGCTGAAGATGTTGCTGTTGATGTTACAGACACAGAAGAATATCGTGATCTGGAAGAAGAGCTAAACACTACTAGAGCTAATCAAGAAACTTTAGAGACAACAGTCGCTGGTTTGCAAGATGAAGTTGCTGCTGCTAATGAAGCATTACAACAAGCTCAAGCAGCTGCTGATGCTGCTGAAGCTGCTGGTGCTGCGAATGCAGACAAGCTACGTGGTGAGGCTGTAGCTGCTCAAGCAAACGCTGAAAGAGTACAGAGCGAATTAGACGAAGCCAACAATGCACTTGGAGAAGCAAACTCTACTATTACATCTTTGCAAGACGAGTTAAACACTACTCAAGAGGGTTTAAGAGCTGTTCAAGACCAACTAGGAACTACAGAGCAAGAGCGTGATGCTTTGTCTGCGGAAGTGAGTACATTAGAAAGTCAGTTAGCTGACGCACAAGCAGCCGCTGATGCCGCCGCAGCCGCAGGAGATGCTAACGCTGCGGAGTTACAGGCTAACGCTGATGCAATTCAAGAAGAGTTAAATGCTACTGTAGCTGATCTTAACGCCGCTAACGATACTATTGCAGGACTTGAAACAGAACTAGGTACTACTCAAGAGCAGTTAGAAACCACACAACAAGAACGTGATGCAGCTCAAACAGAAGTAACCGATTTAACCGATCAGTTAAATACAACAACAGCAGATTTAGAAACTAAAACCGCTGAGGTGGAAACGTTAAACACAACAGTTGAATCATTAAACACCGAAATAGAAACTCTAGCTGATGATTTAGATGATGCTAATACTACTGTTGCGGACTTAAAAGACCAGCTAGCAAAAGCTAAAAAAACTAACGCTGACAATGTAGCCGATTTAGAAAGTGAGCTTAAAGAGGCTGAAGACAACGCCGCAACAATTCAAAACAGCTTAGACACTAAGACTACAGAATTAGAAACAGCTAATGCTACTATTGAAACTTTAAACGATGAAGTGGAAACGTTAAACACAACGATAGGCGATTTAAATACTCAGCTAGAAACCAAACAAGGTGAGCTAGATACCGCTAACACTTCAATAGCGGATTTGACTGATAAGTTAGGGGCTTCTGAAGCTGCTAATGTTGAGCTTCAAAATCAATTAAATACTGCAAACACTGAAGTTGCTACGTTAGAAGGTAACTTAGAAGCTGCCAAAGAAACTAACAGCGATTTAACAACAAGACTGGAAGATGCTAACGCTACTGTAGGAACTTTAGAGTCAGAGTTAGCAAACGCTAATGAAGATTTAGATACATTAAAAGACGAGTACGCTGCCGCTGTAGTATCTAATGCCGAAAACGTTGACGAACTAGAGCAAGCTATTGCAGACAAAGAAGGTGAAATAAACGGTTTAGAAGGTGACTTGTCAGACGCTAACTCTACTATTGAATCTCTTGAAAATGAAATAACAGACAACGAAGAAGAGATTAGCAATTTAGAAGGTAGCTTAGCAGATGCTATGTCAACCATAGAAGGACTTGAGGGAGACTTAGCCGCCTCACGTGCAGCCACTGAAGCAGCCATTGCTGAAGGAGTTGTTAACACTGAAGAAGCTGAGAGAGTGGGCTATAGCGGAGGTTTTAACGTAGGCTACGGTGAGGGCAAAGGTGCTGGTTTAGGTAAAGGCTTAGGCGCTGGCGTCGGCTTAGGTTTGTTGTCCGGACAAGGCGGCGGTGGTGGTGGTATGGGTTCTGTCGCGCCAGCAACGTCGTTTATGCAAGACTTAAACACACAACTAACACAAGTACAGCTACCACAACCAACACAAGCAAAAGACTATTTAGCTGAATTACTAGCGAGACTACAAGCATGACATACTTACAGCTGGTTAATAAAGTGTTAACGCGTTTACGTGAAAACACTGTAGACACAGTCGGTCAATCAACTTACTCGGCGTTAGTAGGCGAGCTGGTGAATGACGCTAAGCGTTTAGTTGAAGACGCCTGGGACTGGTCTGCGTTACGTACAACGTTAACGGTTACTACTACCGACGACATATTCAACTATGTCTTGACCGGCAGCGGCAACCGTGCTAAGATTTTAGATGTCATTAACGATACATCAAACTTCTTCATTCACTACAAAGATCAACATTGGTTTAACAAAGCCTTCTTAGTAGATGAGCCAGCGTCTGGTTCGCCACGTTACTACACGTTTAACGGTGTTGACGTCAACGGTGACACCGCCGTAGACATCTCACCAATACCTGACGGCGTATATACATTACGCTTTAACGCTGTCTTGAGAACAGCTGAGTTAGAAGCTGACACTGACGAAGTGACTATACCAACGCTACCAATCATTCACATGGCTGTTGCCCTGGCGTCGCGTGAGCGTGGCGAGACCGGTGGTCAAAGCTCTGGCGAGTTGTTGTTGTTAGCGCAACAAATGTTAAGCGATGCGATTGCACTAGACGCAATCAAACACCCTGAAGAAACCATTTACGCGGTGGTGTAATTATGGCTCAGCCGTTACAGAACATAACAATAGCAGCACCAGCGTTCAAGGGATTGAATACGCAAGACTCACCTCTTACGTCTGATCCCTCGTTTGCTGCTGTGGCTGATAACTGCGTCATTGACAGGTATGGCAGGATAGGGGCGCGTAAGGGCTTTGATGTCATCACTACAGACAACACCCCGTTAGGCTCTGCTGAGATTGAGTCAATGGGGTACTTTGAAGACAGCAGTGGTAATGAGGAGATATTCTCTGCCGCTAACAATAAAATCTTTAGTGGTACTACGACGCTTACAGACATAACACCGGCAGCGTACACCATTACTGATAACGACTGGAAGATGGTTAACTTTAACAACAAGATGTACTTCTTTCAGAACGGTCACTTCCCGCTAGTGTACGACGACGCTAATGGCTTGTCTAAGATTGTTGATCACCCCGCTAGTGTAGGTACTCCACCGAGTGCTAACGAAGTCTTAGCCGCTTACGGGCGTTTATGGGCGTGTAACGCAAGCTCACAAACGGTTTACTGGTCAGACCTTTTAGTTGGTGTTGCTTGGAGTGGTGGTACGTCTGGCTCTATAAACATTGCTAAAGTGTTCCCAGACGGTTATGACGAAGTAACAGGCTTAGCAGCACACAACGGCTTCTTAGTAATCTTTGGTCGTCACTCTATTGTTGTCTATCAAGGCGCTGAGTCTCCAGCAACTATGGAGCTAGTTGACACCATCGCTGGCGTTGGCTGTATAGAACGCGACAGCATACAAAGCACTGGTGATG